ACCTGGAGCCCTGGCAGTCCTTCATCGACGCCATGCTCTTCGGATGGAAGCGCTCCGGAGGCGCGCGCCGATTTCGCCAGGGCTACATCGCGGTCCCGCGGAAGAACGGAAAGACGACGCTGCTGTCGGGCGAAGGCCTGAAGCTTCTGGTCGCCGACAAAGAACCTGGCGCAGAGGTTTACACGATCGCATCGACGCGCGACCAGGCGAAGCTGATCTTCGACGAGGCCGTGCAGATGCGCAACGCGTCGGCGCCGCTCACGCAGCGCGTGGGCCTGGTCAAAAACAATCTTCACGTCCTCAGCACGAACTCGCGCTTCATGCCGCTCTCGGCCGACGACGAGACCCACCACGGCCTGAACGCCTCCGCAGGCCTCGCCGACGAGCTTCACGTCCATCCCAGCCGTGACCTGTGGGACGTCATCGCAACCTCCCAGGCGGCGCGGCGCCAGCCGCTGATGCTCGGCATCACCACGCACGGCTGGGACCGCAATTCGTTCTGCTACTCGCAATACGAGTACGCGCGGAAGATCCTCGAAGGCATCCTGCAGGATGACACGTTCTTCGCCTTCGTTGCCATGCTCGACGACGGCGCCGACTGGGAAGATGAGCGCGAGTGGGCGAAGTGCAATCCGAATTTTGGCCGGTCGGTGAAGGTTGAGTATCTGCGCGAGCAGGCCCAGCGCGCGAAGAACGATCCCACCGCGCTCAACGCTTTTCTGCGTCTTCACCTGAACGTATGGACTCAACAGGACGAACGCGCGATTCTGCCGCATAAGTGGGCAGAGTGTAGCGGTGCTGCGTTCGATCCCGTTGAGACCCGCGCCCGCTGGATGAGCGAGCTGAAGGGAAAGATTTGTCTTGCCGCGCTCGATCTCTCCAGCAAGCTCGATCTCTCGGCTGACGTGCTGTTTTTCCCTAAGCAGTCGGGTCTCCCAAAGGCTCGTGTGCTCCCATTTTTCTTCGTGCCCGAAGAGGCCATGGTTGAGCGTTCGAAGCGCGATCGCGTTCCTTACGATCTCTGGGTGCGCCTCGGTTTTGTGATCGCGACAAAGGGGAACGTCATCGACTACGACGTCATCCGCATCGAGCACCGCAAGCTGGCAACGCAATTCCGGATACAGGAGACAGCTTTCGATCCGTGGAACGCGACGCAAATCGTAACGCAGTTGCAGGGCGACGGGCTCGCGATGGTTGAGCACCAGCAAGGCTACCGCTCGATGACGGATCCGGCGAAAGAACTGCTGAAGATGATTGCATCGGCAGAGTTCGAACACGGAAACAATCCGGTGCTCACGTGGATGGCAGACAACCTGGTCATGACGCAGGATCCCGCCGGCAACCTGAAGCCCGACAAGGCGCGTGCTCGCGAGCGCATCGACGGCATGGTCGCGTTCATCATGGCCATCAGCCGCGCGATCGCGAAGCCGATCGTCGAATACAGGCGCTCGCCAATCACCGTCCTATGAGCCAGCTCGCCGAAGTTCCACAGCAGCGGCCGAAAGCAGAAGAGATCCTCGCCGCGCGGCGCCGGCACGAAGCCAAAAGTGACGGGCTCTATATCGCTGGCGCGGTCCTGGTCGTCACCGGAATTGCGACGATGCGTGGAGGCAGCCTCGCCTACGCTGCGATCGCCGGCGGCGCGTTCTGTTTGTTTTTTCCGTTCACCGAGATCCTGATGAGCTTTATTCGCGGTCTGCGATCGCCAGGAACGAAGAGTCGATAGATGGGTCTAGTCTCCGAGCTCCGCACCTCGCTCGAAAACCCGCAGACGCCGTTGTCCTGGCCGGCGGAGTGGCTGCTCGACATTTTCAACGGCGGCCGCACCGACTCCGGGATGCGTGTTTCGGAGCTCACGGCGCTGCAGGTCACGACGGTCTGGGTGTGTTGCGAGATCAAGGGTGGGGCGCTCGGCGCGCTCGATCTGAAGATCTTCGAGAAGATCATCAACGCCGACGGCCGGCTGCAGCGGCGCATCGCGCATGAGCACGATTTCTGGGAGTTGCTGGCCGACGAGCCGAATCCCGAGATGTCGAGCTTTTCGTTTCGGAAGACACTGCAGGTCCACCGCATGCTCTGGGGATATTGCGGCGCCGAGATCCAGCGCGACGGTGGAAACCGTCCCGTCGCGCTCTGGCCGCGGAATCCCGCGCGCTTCAAGCCGAGGCGCGCGGACAAGAATTTTCTGATCGGCGACGAACTTGTCCGCGCTGGCGAGATGTTCTACGCGACCACCGAAGGCGTCGAGACGATGTCGCTCGACCCGGAGAATCCGATCACCGACGGCTATACCAGCGAGCGCGCGATCGCGGCCGCGGACATGATTTATATTCCCGGCCTTTCGCTCGACGGCCGCGTCGGACAAAACGTCATCCAGATGGGGCGTCAGGCTGTGGGCCTGGCGCTCGCCACTGAGAAGTTTGGCAGCAAGTTCTTCGGCAACGGAGCGCACGGCCAGGGCATTTTCAAAGTCCCGACCCTGCTCAGTCCTGAAGACTTCGAACGCACGCGTCGCTCGATCCAGGAAGCTTACGGCGGCGAGAACGTGATGCGTCCCATTCTGCTCGAAGCCGGGGCCGACTATATGGCGACGTCGGTCGATCCTGACAAGGCGCAGGCGATCCAGACTCGCGAACATCAGATCGCAGAGGTTTGCCGTCTGTTCAACGTACCGCCGCACATGGCAGGCGTCGAGGCGAAGCAGGCGCGCGCCAACACCGAGCAGATCGGCCAGGAGTTCGTCACCTTTTCGCTGTCCGCGGATCTGAAGGCTTGGGAGCAGGAATTTAAGCGCAAGCTCTTTCCTTCTCCGACTGTCGGCCGCAACGCCGGTCGCAAGTTCGGAGTGTTCTTCGATACCTGGCCACTTACCATGCCGGCGGCGAACGATCTGCGGCAGTTCCTCGCCTCGATGATTCAGTTTGGCGTCTTCGAGCCCAATGACGCGCGTGAGCGCTTGCGCATGAATCCCCTCGAAGGCGAAGGGTCCGACTCGACCTGGATGCCGATCAACATGGCGCCCTCAGACAAGGCCTACGAGAATCCGGCGCTGCCCTCGGCCGAGCCTGACGGCGACGAAGGCGATGGGGACGACGGCAAGAAAAAGAAGCAACCGAAGAAGGCGAAGGGCGTCGGCGGCGTGCAGCAGGCCTATTCGCGCTTGTTCCGCGACGCTTTTGGCAGGGTTTGCGCGCGATCGGAGTGTGATTTCGCCGCATTCCAGCGGGCTTTCCTGCCTCTTCTTCTAAGTCTTGGCGAGGCGCTGCAGCCATTCGCGGCCGCTCATTTGCACGCCGATCCCGATCCTGACGGATTGGAGCGCTCCAGCTTCCTCGCCGAGTATTTGAAAACCATGCACCACCGCTACCAATCCGGCGGCTGGCGCCAGGCGAACGGCAACGCCGGAGAGATTTGCGATCGCGAGCTCGATCGCGCCGCGAAAGCCCTTGCTATCGAGATCTATCGCCAGGCCGCGACCCGCGCCGCCATGGCGGCAACCGAAATTCCCGAGGAGGTTCAGTCATGAGAGAACGTCGCATCGTGAAGGACGCGCAAGTGCGATTCCGCGCCAAAGGCGCCAGCGACAAAGGAAGCCACATCGAAGGTCATGCTGCGGTGTTCAACCAGAACTACGTGCTCTGGGACGGCGGAAACTATCGCGTGGTTGAGATTGTGAAGCCTGGCACCTTCACTCGCGCGCTCAAAGAAAAGCAGGACGTCCGCTCCCTCTTCAATCACGAGCCCGACAACCTTCTTGGCCGCACCGCTGCCGGCACTCTCGTCCTTGACCAGGACACTGTCGGATTAGCTTATGACTGCGAGCTTCCCGACACGCAGGTTGCCCGCGATGTGGGCACGCTGGTCGAGCGCAAGGATATTACCGGTTGCAGCTTTGCCTTCACCGTGACAAAGCAAACGACGCGCGAGGAAAAGACCGACGGCGTCACCATCTACACGCGCGAGATCGAAGACGTCGATCTGTTCGATGTGGGTCCAGTTACTTTCCCAGCCTACGAAGGCACCGACGTGAAGGCACGATCGCGTGAGATGCAGCATGAGCTGCGTTCGGCCGCGCTCTCGCTCCAAGGTCTTCCGGCTGAGATCCGCGCGCGCCTCGAACGCGAAGAACGCGACGGAGCTCAGGACGAAGAACAGGAATGCCGCTGCGCTTGCCGCGCCTGCATGTCCGCGGAATGCGATGAATGCGAGATGCACATGGCCCGCTGCGGAGACCAGCGGCGCTGCAATCACTTGGCGCGCTCACTCTCGATCCACCGCGGCGATACGCCTACGAAGCGCGTCGACAGCGAGGATCTTACTTCCGGCTGCTTCATTTATGTCGGCGATCCCGAGAAGCCCGAAACCTGGGCGCTCCCCTGGAAGTTCAAATCGGAAGAGAAGATCAAGTCGCATCTGCGCAATGCGCTCGCGCGCTTCGATCAGACGCAAAAGATCCCGGTCGACAAAAAGCCCGCGGCCTGGAAGAAGCTCGTGCGCCTCTGCAAAAAGTACGGCATCACCGTTTCGGACGAAGAGGCGAAGAGCCTCGGCCTGAGCGTCGAACAGCGCGATCTGCTTAAACACGCCCTGCGCAAAACCGATTCCGGTCCGGGCAGCAACACGAAGTGTGAATGCGAGTGTAGCGAGTGCCAGACGGGTAATTGTGAGGACTGTTCCAATCCCGATTATGAGGGCGAGCATGACGGCGTCGACGACGAAGACGGCGATCGCGCCGCAGCTCTCGACGAGGTCGATGCGCGCCTGCGTCTGGCAGGCATGAAGCCCAGCGCCTAACAAGTTTTGCAAGATCCAAAACCTTCATCCGCGCCGGAAGCGGCCGGGCGTAATCGCCCAGGTGGATGCGGGATCACGGAGAAACCCGGCGCCGGCGGCGCCAGGCTGTCCCGAATTCAATCCCCACGGGGACAAGGGAAAAGACCATGAGTCAATCACGACTACGCGAAATCGCGGAGAAGCTGGCCCAGCTCAACGAGCAGGCGCAGACCCACCGCCGCACTATCGCTCTTACCACGTCGACGGCCGTGCAACGCACAGAGGCCAAGACGCAGTTCAACAAAATCATGGACGAGGTTGACGTGCTGACTGCAGAACGCGAACAGATCCGCACCGACAACGCCCGCGAAGCCCGCGCTCTTCAACTCGAAGCCGAGATGCGTGGCACCAGGCGCCCTCCGCAAGATCCTCTGAGCGGCGCAGACCTCCCGGCAGCGATCGTCGCCTACGATCGCGCGTTGCGCCAGCACGGTGTGACGGTGACGAAGCGCGGCGCCGAACTCGTCTTCAAGAACAACGCCCTCGACCACGTCTCAGCCGACATCCGCCAGACCGTCGAAGACCTGAACTATCGCTACTTCGAGGCCTTCCGGCGATATTCGATCGCCTTCCAGATGGGCGACACGAATCGCTGCTCGGTCGAGGACCGCGAGATCATCTTCGGGCAGAATCCGGAGTTCCGCGGCTTCCTGATCGGTTCAAACGTGGAGTTCAGCGACCGTGAGAAGCGCGACATGGGCATCGGCACGCTCTCACTCGGCGGCTATTTTGTGCCCAAAGGCTTCGTCTACGAAGTGGAAGAAGCCTTGAAATACTATGGCCCGATGCTGCAGGTTGCGGAGATCATGGACACCGCGACCGGCCAGCCGTTGCCCTACCCCACCGACAACGACACCACGGTGTCAGGCGAGATCGTCGGCGAAGGTCAACAGGTGAGTGACAAGGACGTCGCCATCGGCCAGGTGCTCTTCGGCGCCTATAAGTTCTCGACGAAGATGATCAAGCTGAGCCTGGAATTGCTGCAGGACTCGGCCTTCCCGATGGAGGCTTATCTCAAAAAGAAAATGGCGATCCGTCTCGGCCGCGCCTACAACACATATTTCACCGTGGGCACAGGCACCAACCAGCCAAACGGAATCGTCACGGCGGTCGTCGCAGCTTGCGGCACTCCAACCGCGACTCCGGGCCAGGCGTATGGCATTCCACTGATCGCGTCAGGCTCGTCGAGCAACACTGGGGGCTCCGAAACCGGTGGCACCAGCATCGGCTCGAAAGATCTCGACAACCTGGAGCACACCGTCGATCCGCTCTACCGACGCGGCGCCGCGTACATGATGCACGATCAAACGCTGCGCGTGATCAAAGTCCTGCTCGACAAGTATGGTCGTCCGCTGTGGAAGCCAGGTGTGGCCACGGGAGATCCCGATCGGATCAATAACTACCCGTACCACATCAACAACGACATGACGCCGACGCCCGCCGTCGCCGGCTCGGGAAACAACACGGTTCTCTACGGTGAAGTGAACAAGTACGTCATCCGTCGCGTGAAAGAGCTGGGCATCCTGACCCTGCGCGAACGCTTTGCCGACTACGGCCAGCTGGCCTATATCGGCTTCAGCCGCGCCGATGGCCAGTTGCTCGACGCCGGCACTCACCCAATCTGCTACCTGCAGCAGGCGAGCAGCTAGTCGCAATTTCCGCAGCCCGGCTCCCATCTCCGCTTCAGCGGCCGGGAGCTGGGCCGCGTTAACCGTTTCCAAATTCAAATTTCGAGGAGCTACTCTCATGACGCAAATTGCAGCGAAAAATCCAGGGACAATGGTCGGGCCGAACTCGCCCGATGCGGATACCGTCCTCGGGCAGAGCAGCAACCTGCCCTTCCAGTTTGAAGTTCTCACCGGCACAACCGACGTCATCACTGGCGGCGGCGGCCTGCTCGATCTTCCTCCTGGCCTCAGCACAACGCAATCGACGCCGATCTGCGGCACTTCCTTCATCGAGACCGCGGGCGTTGACGCCTGCACTCTCGCGCAGCCTGTTGCCGGCGCTCCCTCAGCTGGCGGCAATGACGGCCTGGAAATCACCATCATCGACAACAGCGGCCACGCTCACACCGTGACCTGCTCTGCCGGCGGCATTACGCCTTCGCATCACCTGATCACATTCAATGGCACCCAGGGCAGCTTCGTCACCCTGGTCGCCCGCAACGGGTACTGGATCCCAGTCCAGAGCTCCGGCGTCACGATCAGCTAATCAAGCGAGCAACATCAAACCTGCCGGGCCGCGCGTGGGGAAGAACCTGTCCCCTGCGCGGTCGGTTTCCACGGGAATTGGAGGGCAGTTTATGCCAGAAATGATCGCGAAGCTCGTCACCTGCAGGATTCGTGCGACCGGCCAGGTCGGAGAGTTTCTGCCAGACGTCGCGCGGGCCATGCTCGCGAGCGGCATCGCGGAAGAAGTTGGAGTTCCACGCAGCGCGCACCCCGAGAGCGCCATGGTCCAGCCGGCGCAAGAGCGAGCGGTCGCGCAAACGGCGGCACGCGCGCGCGGGCGCCGCTGAGAATTTTAGATGGGCTACATCGTCGAAGAAATCGCGCCTGTGGTTGAACCGATCGTTCTCGCCCAGGCGAAAAATTGGCTGCGCATCGGGCCGAACGTCACGAACGATGATCTGCTGATCGCAGGCCTGGTGCAGGCCGCGCGCGAGGAAGTGGAGCGCATCACTGGCCGGAGCCTCATCAACAAGGGCTATCGGCAATCGCTCGACAGCTTTCCGTATTTCACCGACTCGGTGATGTCGCAGATGGCCTACCCACCGGCCTATTACTCGCTGCCGCGCTACTCGACGACGCTGTGGAACTATTCGCAAATGATCAAGCTCTTGCGATCGCCGCTGCAGTCGATCACTTCGCTGAGCTATACCGACGACCAGACCGGCGAAATCGATTACATCTATCCCGCGCTCTTCAGCTGGCTTTCGCTGACGGAATATTCGCTCTCTGAGTCAATCGAGGATCCGAATGGCAACCAGCAGCAGGTGTCGACGGTCCAGAATGCCAGCGAGGATGGGACCTACATGTCGGGCGCGACGCAGCCGACATGGGCAACAACGCCCGGCCAGACAACGACCGATGGCACGCAGCTCATTTGGACCTGCATCGGACCGGCGCCCACGGGCAGTTTCATTTATGACGCAGACAGCGAGCCGCCGCGCATCTTTCCGCTGCCAGGTTCATTCTGGCCGCCGGTGCTCTACGTTCCGAATGCTGTGCAGGTGCACTTCATTGCAGGCTACGGCCAGGTCCCCTGGGGAACGCCCGCAGCCACGCCAACAAACAATCCCTGCGAGATCCCGATGGGCTTGATCAAGCTGCTGCTGCAGCTCCTGGCTCACTGGCACCGTAACCGCGAGCCGGTGGTCGCCGGTACTCCGGGAATCGTCCCGATGCACTTACTAAGTCAGTTGTGGCACTGGCGCGTGATCGACGTCGCGCAAACCCGCGGCTAAGTTCTGAGTTCACTTTTCCAAGAGGAGAGAAAACAAATGTTCCGCAAAATCACTGCCGTTGCTTCCATGCTCGTGCTCGCCGCTTCGCTGGCCTTCGCCAACCAGACGCCGCTCACGCCTGCTCAGCTCAAGCTCAATAACTATGCCGTGCAGGCCGGCGACCTCACCGTCAGCTTCGCCGCCTGTGACGCGGTGAATGGAAACTCTTTTGCTGTCACCGGCCAGGAGATCTTTCTGGTGCAGAATTCTGGCG